ATATTAAATAAACAAGATCAACAATTTTTTGCTGGTGGAAGCAATATAAACGTTTGGCATTCAGAATTAAAAACTTTAATAGTTAATTTTGATATGGCATTAAAACATTATATGACAACTACAGGAGCAGATCATGCTTTTGATACAAATGAATTTCATTACACAACTTTAAAAATACAAAAAACTCTTCCAACAGAAGGATATCATGTTTGGCATATAGAACATGGTAGGGGTTATGAAAATGAAGCAAGAGCTTTTGTTTTTTCTATATATTTAAATGACGTTGAAGAAGGTGGAGAAACTGAATTCTTACACTTTTCAAAAAGAGTTAAACCTAAAACAGGTAGAATAATTATTTGGCCAGCAAGTTTTCCATACGTACACAGAGGTAATCCACCTTTATCAGGTAAGAAATATATTTTAACTTCTTGGATGATGTTAAGATAATTAAGAAGAATAAGAAGTAGGTCTTGGACCTAGGTCAGCAATTTTTTCTGCTTCATCAGCATATAAATCACCTGTATTAATATCCCCTGGAGTATTGTCCCAATTAGCTTGTAATTGAACTAAATGTGCTGCATCCCATTTTGTTATGAAATCTTGAAAGTCTCCTAAATTTGAATTAGTCCAAGTAGCGTGCGGAGTTTCATCTCTATGTTCAACCGTATCATTGTGATCTAAATTATCATCGTGATATTGAATAGCCCAAACATTTGAAAATTTTTCTTGGTTCCAAAAAGAATCATCATTAATTACATAAGCAGTGTTTGCTGCATCACCAGTCTGTTTGATAATTATTTTGTCATCCATTACTACTGTCCAATTTGCGTTTGTTGCCATATTTTCTCCTAAGTCTTAATAATATAAATTAATGTTAAATAAGGTTGTACGATTGCAGCATTTACTGCACTTCCTGAAAAAGTTGCACTCATATTGTGAGAGTGTCCTCCACCTGAACCGGTGTTAGTTTGTCCCGTACTAAACGTAGAACCACCAGGTTGTTGAGTAGTAGGATTACCTGAAGCATTAGTTCCCGGTCCACCCCATGGTCCAGGACCAGAAGGTGTTGATTGTGGGTGATTGTGTGAAGCAAGTTGGGCTGTTGATAAAGTTGCATTAGCTGTTGAACCGCCAACGTTTCCAGTAGCTGTAACAGCAACTGTGTTTGCTCCACCAGTTGAAGCTAAAGCTTTATTATTAGATTTTGAAACTGCTACGTTATCTTGTAAATCTGGTACATTAAAAGTAGATGACCCATCACCTCCACCATAAGTAGAAGCTATAACTGCAAATAATGCAGAGTAAGTTGACCTTGAAACTGCTTGACCATTACATTCTAAAAATCCAGTTGGAAGTGATGCTGCTGACCATGGTAAAATTGTACCAGTAGCAGTGCCTTCTATACCTGTAAGGTCTGATCCATCAAAATTATATTTAGTTGCTTCGTAATTTGCCATATTATTTCTCCGTGTAAGTCCATCCTACGTCTGATCCGGAATAAACCAGCCCAAACGCTGCACCTTCAGTATTAACTACTAAGTCTGCTGCTGCGTTAGTTATTTTAGAACTATTTCTTCCAACAGTCAATGCGTTAGAATCAAATGTATATCTTGAATCTACAAAATTAACTTGATCACCTACAGCCGGTGATGCGGGAAGAGTTATTGTAACTGCTCCACTATTTGTATCTACAAAAATTTTATCACCATTTACTGCTGTATAAGATCCTGTTTTAGTAATCCATTCTGTAGTCGTTCCAACTGGAACTTCGTAAACACCTGTATTAGTTGATACACCATCAACATAAATAATTTTCCAAGTTTTTTGAGTAGCTGTCCAAGTTACCGTTGCACCTGAACCGGATACTGCTTTTAACTGTAATGTTTCTGCACCAGTAGTGCTGTTTTTAATAAAGTAAAAATTTTCTGTAAGAAGAGGAAATGTTAAAATTCTTGATCCTGTTAAAGCACCTGTTAATTCTATAACTCTGTGTTGAGCAGTACCTGTTAAAGCACCTTCTGCTATTGTTAAAGCTGTAGTTCCTGATCCTGCAACTGCTAAAGATAAGTATCCACCTGTAAGTTGTTCAACAAGATTTAAGTTTGCGTTAGTTTTTGTTCCCCATGTACCGGCGTTTTCACCGGTTGCCATTAGTTCTATTCCTAGATCTGTGAATGTTGATGCCATTATTTATTCCTTATTTTCGTTATTTATATTAGTTATTTATATTTAAGTCAAACATAATTATGCAGGTGTTTTTATAGTATATCCTGTGCTAATTTTAGGAGTTAATTTTTCATAAGTACCTGGAAAAGCTATTCCTGTGCTATTGACAGTAACTTCAAGTTCTTGGCCAGTTAATCCTATAGACATGTCTGTAAGAGAAATAGTTCCTGTACTTGCAGTTAATGATTCTCCTGTTATTGGAACCCCTATTTCAGTAACAACAGATCCTACACTAGAAGTTAATCCCTGTGCAAGAAATGGTAATATTATTTCTGTATTATCAATTTGTATAGATCCTACATTACTTGTAGTTGATAATCCAGATAGTCCCATAACATCAGCTGGAGAAATACTTCCTACACTAGCAGTTGCGGACACTCCGCTTAATCCCATAACATCAGCTGGAGAAATACTTCCTACACTAGCAGTTGCACTCTGACCTGTTGGTACGACTGTAGGACTTATAACAAAACCAAAACTACCTACAGCAGAAGTAGAACTTAAACCTGTTAAGGATGTAATTGTTTCTGGTACAGCTGCTATTGATCCTACACTAGATGTTAAACTTAATCCTGATGGTTGAACAAGTTTATTCCAAGAATCTCCATATGGTTCTTCACCCCAACCATTTCTACCCCAACCAACCATAGTACCAGCATTATCAAAGTCTCCTAGTTCTGTTTGAGCTTGTACACCTGTTAACTCTGCAATAGATAATACACCTGCAATTATAGAACCCACAGAAGACGTTAAACCTGTTGGTGCTGTTATATCTACATTTATAATTGCAGCAGCTTCAACGGTTCCAACACTAGAAGTTACACTTAAACCTGTTGGTGCAACAGAATATTCTACACCCCAACCAGAGTTTCCCCATTGTTGTCTGCCCCAACCTTGTTCAGGAAACGCAGTTAGTTCACCTACATTAGATGTTGCTTGAACTCCTGTTAGTAATTTTTCTACTGCATTAAATTGCCATGAGTTTTCACCCCAAGCTACGGAAGGACTATCTCCACCCCAAACTGAAGTAGCTTGATCCATTGGCACGGTATCTGCTTGTCCACCCATTCCAACATGATTAAGACACCAATAATAAAGTTGTGGAGCAGGATCAGCTACAACAATTTGAGTGTAGGCCCCTGCTTGACCAGGAGTACCGTTTGTGGTTACACCGGTTGTATAATTTGAACCACCACCGTGTGTCCCGTCGCTAGTTGTAGAAAATAAAAGAGGGTGGGTACTATTGGAAGCAGCTGATTGATCAAATCTATACGTACCACCTTCACCTAAAACAACAGTATCCTGTTGTACACCATCGATAACATATTTATTACCGGAACCGGTGTTAACAACCGTTACTGTAAAGGTTTTAGTAACGGACATACCGCGTTACTCCTTTACGCTATTCTGATGATCGCGTTACTTGCGTCTGCTACTGGAAATTGAATTGTAAATGTTCCACTTGATACAGTTTTGTCTCCACCAAATGCAATTGCACAAACCGCTTTATTGGAGTTTGTACTATTATATATTAAACAACCATTAGCTGTAAAAGAAGCTGATGTCCAAGAAACATCTGCAAAGTCACAACATGCAGTGTCAGTTGATAAAACTGGAGTTGAACTTGTAAGTGCTATTCCACCCGCAGAGTAAGCTGAACCTGATGAGTTTGATATTTCGTTTGTTGCTGAGTAAGCTGTTGTTGATTTATTTAGTGTAGCTGAACTTGTGTACAAAGCTAATTTAAAAGCGTTTCCAGATGATGCTGTAAAGTTATGTATCGCTTGTAAAACTTCTGTTTTAAAACTGTTACATACTGCCGATGTTATTGCCATAATATTTTTCTCCTAATTACTGAGGCGCTGACTCGATTGGAATTCTTATTGTACCATCCGTGTAATCGTCTCGTCTTCGTCTTCCAATTTGCATTGCTGCAAACTTTTGTAACTCTGTTTTATACTTATTTTCATATAGTGTCAACATATCAGTTGGACCTTTTAAAAAAGAATATGCCTCTACTAAACATGCATATAATAACCCTTGAGGAAAGTAATTACTTACATAAGTACCAGCAGTTTCTGTTTCTAAACCACTTGGTAAAGCATTATAATAAATAATATATTGATAATTTTGATCTGGTGTAGGAGCCACGTATAAAGCTCCAGAAGTGGCTGAGTTAATCCCTGTTGTAGCACCACCAAACATAGAATAATACTTAGGTAAACCTTTAACATTTTGTCCTGTAGAACCTCCAGAAGGCCCTGTAGATTCTCCAACATATTCAGTTATAAAAGTTTGATCACGTCTTTCTAACCAAAAACCTTGATCTGTAACTGCTGTTGTAGAATTAAAAACTTGAACTCCTCTAATAAATAAAGCTCCGGTTGGAACTGTAATACTGTTAAAGTTTTGTGCAAATTGTGCTTGTGCTTGAATCCTGTCAGAATCCATAGGACAATCTAAATTAATTCTGTGTTCAGCATTACGAAGAAATCCATTAATTATATCAGCAGTAAATACATTAGAATCTACTTCTGTATAATTTCTAATATCCGTTGTTAATTGTGAATAACTATATGCCATAATTAAGCTCTATCATTAACGGGTCCAATTGTACACTGAAAACCGCCTCCTGTTGCTGTGCTTCCAGCATTAGATACTAAAGGCACTGTTATAGAATTATATTGTGTTTCTGTAGCTTGAGTTCCATTTGGTAAAGTAGGACCTACTTCTACAGTAGTTGCAATCGCTGTTGCTAAATAAGATCCAAAAACTTTTGCTTCGTTTGCGTGGGTTGTTGCTGTAGTATTAGATGGAGTCACTCCTCTAAATGGAGCAGCCGTGCCTCTTGTTAATCCAGATAAAACTCCTGTACCTGTATTGTTACCTGTATATTGAATCGTTTCATTCATGTATTGTCCAAAAGTTGCACTAGTTGAATCTTGATCTACTTTTTCTATTACAATAAAACCAGCGTTTGGAAATGCTGAAGAATCAGTTAAAGTTAAAGTATTAACTGCATCATTAATTGCACCATTCAAAGTTGTTTCTAATTCTAAAGTTGCAATTGCCACACCTCCTACTATTTCTTTAACAGATTGAAATCTAACATAAGATGTTCCTTCATTAATTTGATTAGAAGGATAAGATATACTTAAAGTTTGAGAACCACCTGTTGTTGTAAATGGATTTTTTGGTAAAATATCTTGTACAGGAAATTCTGTTCTTGCAGGTCTTGCATGTTTTAATCCTTGTGGATCAGCTCCTACTGGATGTGGTTGTAATTGTGGTTGTTTAGGTTCAAATTCAGATGTGTGTACCCATGCACCTGTCCACTCTTGAACCATTTCTCTATATGGAAAAGCTGCGCCTGATCTATCAGAAATTGCTAATGCTCTACTGCCTTTTGCAAATCTAGCCATTATATATTTGGATAGTATGTCTTCGGAGTTATAAATGTGCTAGCTGGAGAACCATCTTCTGATAAGGCTCTTGCTAACTCATCCTCGTACAACAACTTCATCTCCTGTGTTCTTTGTGGTGCAAACTTCATAGATAAGTAATAAGATAATCCTGAAATCATACATGGTACAAATCTAAAAGGTGTATCACTTGAGTTAGTATAAGCTCCTGCATCTTGAATTCTTTTAACATAGTAAACATTTAAAAAGTTTGATGCAGCAGTTGCGTTTGGTAAAGGATAAA